AAACGACTGGCATGACGCAGCAAACAATACTGCTGGCACAGCAACCGTAATTAAGGATTAATCATGGCTATTGATAAAGCACTAAACCGCGCCCCGTTAGGGTTAGACGCGATGGGTATGGGTGAGATGGACGAGCCCATATTAGAGATTGAGATCGAGGACCCAGAGTCGGTGACTATTGGCATGGGCGGGTTGGAGATTGAGATCGAGCCGGGCAAAGATGAGGACGATGAATTCAACGTCAACTTGGCGGAAAAGATCAGTGATGACGTGCTAGAGAGTCTGGCAAGCGAACTCATTTCTGATTACGACGATGACGTAAGTAGCCGCAAAGACTGGATGCAGACTTATGTAGACGGCCTCGAGCTGCTAGGTATGCGGTTGGAAGAACGCAGTGAACCGTGGGAAGGAGCTTGTGGTGTTTACCATCCGCTTTTATCTGAAGCTCTGGTTAAGTTCCAATCCGAGACAATCATGGCGACGTTCCCGGCGAGTGGTCCGGTTAAGACGCAGATCATTGGAAAGGAGACCGCTCAAAATAAGGAAGCTGCCGAGAGGGTTCAGAATGACATGAACTACCAGCTTACCGAGGTCATGACTGAGTATCGCAGCGAGCACGAGCGCATGCTGTGGGGCTTGGGTCTGTCGGGTAACGCGTTCAAGAAAGTCTACTACGACCCATCACTAGAGCGGCAAGTATCTATCTTCGTGCCTGCTGAAGATGTGGTGGTGCCGTACGGGGCGAGTAATTTGGAGTCTGCGCCACGTGTAACGCATGTGATGCGTAAGACCGAGAACGAGCTAAAGAAACTACAAGTAGCGGGCTTTTATCGGGACGTGGAGCTGGGCGACCCCGTCAACGTGTTGGACGACGTGGAGAAAAAGATCGCGGAGAAGATGGGCTTCCGCGCTACAACTGACGACCGCTACAGACTTCTGGAGATGCAGGTTGACCTAGACCTGCCGGGGTATGAGAGCGAGGATGGTGTAGCGTTGCCATACATCATCACATTAGAAAAAGGTAGCGGCACTATTCTGTCAATCCGCCGTAACTGGGAGCCGGATGATGACACCCATCAGAAGCGCACTCACTTCGTTCACTACGGCTACATCCCGGGCTTCGGCTTTTATTACTTCGGCCTGATCCACTTAATCGGTGCGTACGCTAAATCAGGTACTTCGCTGATTCGTCAGTTGGTTGATGCAGGTACGCTATCTAACCTGCCGGGTGGCTTGAAGACTAAAGGCATGCGTACTAAAGGAGATGACACACCGATCTCCCCCGGTGAGTGGCGTGATGTGGATGTAGCGTCAGGCACCATACGCGACAACATTTTGCCGCTGCCATACAAAGAGCCAAGCCAAGTTCTGATGTCGCTGATGAACCAGATTGTGGATGAGGGCCGTCGCTTCGCATCCGCTGCTGATCTCAAAGTCTCTGACATGTCGGCACAGGCTCCTGTTGGTACGACACTCGCACTGCTGGAGCGCCAACTGAAAGTGATGAGCGCAGTACAGGCGCGGGTTCACTTTGCGATGAAGCAAGAGTTCAAGCTTTTGAAGAACATCATTGCGGCCTACGCCCCGACCGAGTACAGCTACGAGCCAGTTGAAGGTAGCCGTCGCGCACGTCAGAAAGATTACGAGATGGTGGACGTGATCCCCGTCAGTGATCCGAACGCTGCAACGATGAGCCAGAAGGTTGTTCAGTACCAAGCTGTGATGCAGATGGCGCAACAGAACCCGCAAATCTACGACATGGTCGAACTGAACAAGCAGATGTTGGAAGTCTTAGGCATTAAGAACATCCACAAGCTTGTGCCTGCTGCGGAAGATCAGAAGCCGAAAGACCCAGTGTCTGAGAACATGGCGATCATGAATATGAAGCCGGTCAAAGCATTTATGTATCAGGACCATCAGGCGCATATTCAAGTCCACATGTCTGCCATGCAAGACCCAAAAATTATGCAGGCAATTGGGCAGAACCCGAATGCTCCAGCTATGCAAGCGGCAATGCAGGCGCATATTGCCGAGCACACGGCGTTTGAGTACCGCAAACAGATCGAAGAACAGCTTGGCGTTCCAATCGATATTCCTAACTACGAAGATGGCGACACCATCCCAGAAGAAATGGAAGTTCAAGTTAGCCGCCTGATGGCAATGGCTGCTGAACAGTTGCTTCAAAAAGGTCAAGCTGAGGCTGCACAACAGCAAGCGCAGCAGGCCGCACAAGACCCGCTGGTCCAGATGCAACAGAAACAGATGGAGCTTAAAGAGCGTGAGGTTGGGGTCAAGGAGCAGAAATTGCAGCTTGATGCTACTGCACAAAGCGAAAAAGCTGAGATTGAGCGCGAGCGTATCGCTGCACAACAAATGATTGCGGGGCTACAGGTAGCTGCTAAGACTTCCCATTCTCAGCAAGAGCTTCAGTCCAAGATGGAAGCTGAAGGAGTTCGACTTGGTATGCAAGCAGCTAAAGACCAAAGAGACTCAGCGAGAATTACGCAAAAACCACCAAAGGAGTAATCAGTGGACAAAACACTGGAGATCATCAAGGGACGTATCAATGACAAACAAGCCCAACTTGCGCATGCCGTGAGTGGGGGCACAATGAAGGATTACGCAGAGTATCGCGCAATCTGCGGCGAAATTCGGGGTCTATCGCTTGCAGAAGGTTTCATCTTAGACCTTGCAGCCCAAATGGAGCGTAACGACGATGAGTGAAATATTAATCGCTACAGAAAGCGGTGAAGTACCACGTACTGAAGAAGATAAAGCTAAACAACTTCCTGAACCCACCGGATACCACATATTGTTGGCGCTTCCAGAAGCTGAAGAGAAGTACGACAGCGGGTTGATTAAAGCTGACGAAACTCGGCGGACTGAAGAAGTATTAGCAACGGTCTTTTTTGTAGTGAAAGTAGGGCCAGATTGCTACAAAGACGAGAAGCGGTTCCCAAATGGGCCGTGGTGCAAAGAAGGTGACTTTATTCTTGCTCGTCCAAACAGCGGTACTCGTTTGAAAATTCACGGCAGAGAGTTCCGCCTTATCAATGACGATACGGTAGAAGCAGTCGTGCAAGACCCCCGTGGCATTAGCCGCGCATAAAGGAGAAATAAATGGATCAAGATAAGTTTGAGTTTCCAGATGAGAAAGAAGCTAAAGCCGGTGGCATGGTTGAGGCTAAACAGGATGAAGTTGACTTTGAAATAGAAGACGATACCCCTGAAGAGGATCGTGGTCGGGAGCCGCTACCCAAAGAAATCGTTCAGGAACTGGAGAACGACGAGCTTGAGGATTATTCCGAGAAGGTAAAAATCCGGCTCAAGCAGATGAAAAAGGTGTACCACGACGAGCGCCGAGAGAAAGATCAGGCCCTGCGGGAACGCCAAGCTGCGGAAGACTTAGCAAGAAGAATGCTTGAGGAAAACCGTTCCCTCAAAGGAAAGCTTTCTGATGGTGAAAGATACTATCTTCAGACCTACCAATCAGCGGTCGAGCTGGAGATAGATGCTGCTAAACGTGCCTACCGGGAAGCTTATGATGCCGGGGACACGGAACGTATTCTTGATGCGCAAACACGACTGAGTGACGCGCAGTACAAGCTGCAAAAAGTAAAAGAATACGTGCCCACTTTACAATATGATCCAAATGAGGTACAACACGTTCCAGAAGTCCCAGTGGCTCGTCCTGACCCAAGGGCAGTTGCGTGGCAAGAGCGCAATACTTGGTTCGGTCAAGACGAGGAGATGACTAGTCTTGCACTTGGGCTACACCAAAAGCTAGTCAAACAGTACGGAGACCGATATACGTCCACCGACGAATATTGGCAAAAGATCGATGGCACCATGCGCCAGAGATTCCCGGACTACTTCCAAGATTCTCCGCAGCAGGAAGGTAAATCTGCTTCGCGCACAGAAAAATTGTCCACGGTCGTGGCTCCTGCGACCCGCAGCACATCCTCCAAAAAGATCGTGCTGAAACAGTCGCAGTTGAACCTTGCTAAACGTCTGGGGTTGACCCCAGAGCAATACGCCCGTGAAATTATGAAAATGGAGGCCAAAAATGGCTGAAAACAGACTTACTCGTGAACTTGAAACTCGTGCCGTGCAGGAACGTCCAAAGCAGTGGACTCCACCTGAGCTTCTCCCTGAACCAGATAAGCAGCCCGGCTTCGCGTACAGATGGATTCGCGTCTCGACTTTGAACAACGCTGACCCACGTAATCTTTCCGCAAAACTGCGTGAAGGTTGGGAGCCAGTCAAGATCGAGGAGCAACCAAAATTTCAACTGCTACTCGACCCGAATAGTCGCTTTAAGGACAACATCGAGGTCGGTGGGTTGTTGCTTTGTAAGACCCCAAGCGAGATGGTAGAGCAGCGTAATAACTACTATCAGCAACAGTCCGAAGGGCAAATGGAGTCTGTAGACAACAACCTGATGCGCCAAAACGACCCAAGGATGCCTCTTTTCTCCGAGAAAAAGTCTTCTACGTCGTTTGGCAAAGGTGGTTAATTTTTAATTTTTGGAGCTAAACATGGCATTTCCGACTGTATCGGCCCCTTACGGGCTAAAGCCGATCAATTTGATCGGTGGTCAGGTGTTTGCGGGTCAGACTCGTGAACTTCCTATTGCCAGCAACACTGCTGGTGCTATTAACAACGGCGATATCGTTCGTATCGCAGGTGCTGTTATTGTCAAAGAAACAGGTACTACAACTGTCACAGCGACAGGCGTTGTGGGCGTGTTCCTTGGCTGTAGCTTTACCAGCCCAACTACGGGTCAGAAGTTGTTCTCTAACTCGTATCCGGGTAGCGTAGTTGCTTCTGACATCGTGGCTTATGTTGCAGATGATCCTGATCAACTGTTTAAAGTCGCTGTGACTGGCGGTGCAACTTCGACCACTATCACCCCAATTTCGGGTTCGATTCTGGGCGATAACCTTGCTATTTCGCAGCCTTCGACGAACACCACCATTTCGGGCAACTCGAATATCGGTGCGTATGACTCTGGCTCGAACACTGACCAGTCGTTGCCATTCCGTGTTGTGGGTCTGGTTGAAGAGACTACCAACTCTGCTGGCAACTACAGCGAAGTAATTGTTAAGTTCAATGCACCATATCCAACAGCTACTACAACTGCTGCCGGAAGCCCGCTTGTCTATACCACTACGGTAACTATGAACGGCGGTCATTCGTATCTCAACCCGACTGGTCAAGCCAGCGTATAAGGAGCATATAAATGGCTATTTCACGCGCACAACTACTGAAAGAGCTGCTCCCCGGCTTGAACGCATTGTTCGGTCTGGAGTATGCTCGCTACGGCGAAGAGCACAAGGAAATCTACGAAACTGAGACTTCCGAGCGCTCGTTCGAAGAAGAAACCAAACTGTCTGGCTTCAGTGCCGCACCGGTTAAGAACGAAGGTTCTGCAATCGCGTACGATAACGCACAAGAAGCATGGACTGCACGATACAACCACGAAACCATCGCTCTGGGTTTCTCGCTGACCGAAGAGGCCATCGAAGATAACCTGTATGACAGCCTGTCGGCTCGTTATACTAAGGCGCTGGCTCGTGCTATGTCGTACACCAAGCAGGTTAAGGCAGCTAACGTCCTGAACAACGGCTTCTCGTCGTCCTATCCGGGCGGTGACGGTAAGGCTC